TAGGGTTGGCTCTTATGTTCAAATTATAAATGAAATGGATGAACCTGAATGGTGGTTAATTGTTCATTATGACGATAGACTGCAATTCAGACAGTTTTCAATTTTGAAATGTACATGGACTTACAAATGGGTTTCTAGAGTTAGTGGCAAACGTGTTGTGTATCAATGTCTTGGTGCGCCACGTAAACAGAACTCTTATAACAGTGGTGTTTGGTTAGATTATACTACACAGACTGTTGAGAACCAGGAAGTTTTATGGCTGCCTACAAATGATGATACAAAAACTATTGTTTATGATACTAAATTCTTGAAGTCTTCTCCCGGCAGATATCCTCCACTTAGATGGACAATCACTAAGATTGAAGATACTGCTATTGATGGAATTTCAAAGTTTACTTTGGCGCAAGATCAATTTGATTCAGCCAAAGATAATGTTGAATTGATGATAGCTAATTATTATGATTCTTATGTAGAGCCAGAAGTCCCTGAGTTAGAAGAAACTCAAACTGTAAGCGATCTTGAAATCGTCTATTCTGGTTCACCAGCTGTGCGTGCGGGTGGTGGATATAAAAAGTTCACTTTAAAAGCACGAGTGGATGGTAAGTTGGTTGATGCAACAGATGTCAAGTGGAGCGTCGATTTTTCAGACGGCGACTTGGATAAACTTGAGACTTTCGTGAAAGACAATGTGTTTAAAGTAAAGTGTTTGCCATTCTATGATTTGGTAGGCAAAACATTTACTATTACTGCGGAAAGCAAACATAGTTCAAAATCTCTCATTGTGGAGGTGATTAGTCTATGATGCGAGATATTCAAAATATTAATGATGACATTAGCGGAATGAAAAGACAGATTAAACAAACGTTAATAGCCGACACGGACATTCTTGAAGTGTTACATAATCCTGATATTGACATTGATAGTCCAGATGAATTTTTGGACAACAACATCTTTGGATTTATTAGAATTCCTGACACTCAAGACACTGTTCGAAATTTTATATGTGTAACTGTTGATGATATTGAAGAGCATCGTTTTAATGAAGTGATGAAGATTCAAAATATCACATTTACTGTTATTTGTCATCTTAGTGATATGAAGACTGAGTATGGAGTTGACAGACATGACTTACTTGGATATTTAATTAGAGAGTCTATAAACTGGACAAATTTGTTTGGTTTACAGTTTAAGCTAATTTACAACAAGGAAAGCACTATTGATGGAGACTATTATTGTAGAACTTTGAAATTTGAAGCCGTCAAGCCAAATTCACTTAATAATGCAAGGATGGCGAATCCTCGTGATAAACTTAGACGTTGATGATTTAAAACTTTATATTGGTGACGATTATGTTATCAATGATAATATTAAAGTTTTACAACCAACTATAAGACAGATTGCTGAATTTGGTGAGCGTGACTTTTTCTCTGTGGTTCATACAGTAACTGCCATACCTTCTGATATGAAGTCTCAGCTTTGGGACATGGGCCTCGACTGGACAGAGGTTGACGATTTTGAACTATTTGTAATGCTTGTGCAGACTTTGACTCCAGATAGAACTGGGCTTTTATTTGGTGACATAGATCTTTCAAAATTGAGACCGTACAAACATCCACATATTGAAGATGAGATTATTCTGGCCAATAAGGAAGCTGGAATTCTTATTGACAAAATGATATATCTCAGAATCGTGTCCTATCTTCGTAAGGCATTTAATATTACGCCAAAAGTTGAAAAGGCTGCTAATAAAATGACCAAGAAAATTTTGATTGAAGAAGATAGGATGAAATTAAAATTTAATAAAGATAAGCCTTTTAAGTCTTTCTTGTTGCCACTGATTTCATCTGTTAAAGTGAGGCAGCGTTATACTAAAGAATATGTACTCAATATGGGGTATGTAGAATTTATGAATGACGTGGCAAGATTGCAGGTGATTCATAATGCAGACCATTTGTTAAGTGGTGTGTATGCTGGCACTATTGATATGAAGAAAATTAATAAGGCAGAATTGAATTGGATGAAAGAGTTGTAAACTCTTTTTATATTTAAAAATTATTTTTATGGAGGTAAGCTATTATGACTTTCGATTTAAATAACTTTGTTATTGATAGAATCGTCCGTGGTGTTGCTCTAAGCCAGAAGGACGACTCTGTTCTATTTTCTATCAACCAGATCCAGAATGCTTCTCTAAACTGTGCTTCTGAGTCTACTGATGCTGTTGACGCAATGGGCACTCCTATTGCTACTTTCTATAGAGCTAAGTCCGCAGAATTTTCTGCTGAGAACGCTCTATTCGACATGGGATTGCTAAGCACCCAGCTAGGTACCGCAAAGAGAGTCGCAGGTACTAAAGATGTTCCTACTATTACTGTTCCTGCAATGGAGAGTTTTCCTGCTGTTGAGAGTGGCAAGTATACATTAAAGCATGCTCCTAAGGGTGAAATTAAAGAAATCTATGCTCTAAAGAACGATAGTAGTTTTGGTGATAAACTAATTAAAGGTTCTGAGCCATCTGCCGCTTCTGAGAACGAGAAGGCAAAGTTTGCTATCGCTGACAGAGAAATTTCTATTGTTGTTAATACCGATCCAGCAACCTTTGATGATCCCTCTAAGGGCATTCCAGTTGGCACTGAGATGTTTGTTATGTATGAGTATGACACTGACAAAGCAGTTGAGGTTGTCAACTCTGCTAAGAACTTCCCTGTTGGCTGCAAGTTCGTTATGGAAGTCCTAGGTTGCGACGTTTGTGATCAGACCAACTTAGTTTATGCTTATGTCATATTCAATAATGCTAAGCTAAGCCCTGACTTCGACTGGTCCATCGCTACCGATGGTACTCACCCCTTCTCTATGAAGGCTCAGCAGGATTACTGCGACAAGGAAAAGAGACTATTCTCCATCGTTATCCCTGAGGTTGAGGACGAGGACGAGGAATAATTTGTCAAAATAACACTTGACAATACAAAATTAATGTGGTATAATATACACAAGATAGGTAGAGAGTAATTAACTTTACTGATACGGGCTAGGGCCTCTCACCTAGCCCTTCTTGTGATTATTTGAAATGAGAGATGATGAAAAATAAGTGAGGTTATTATGTATGGAATATAGAACGCCTGATGCTTTGTGTGGTGTTTATAAAATCACTAATCTTATTAATGGGAAAGTTTACATTGGACAAAGTATAAATATAAAAAATAGATGGAAAGATCATGTAAATGCACTTAATAGAAAAGATAGCAATTGTACACTTTTACAGCGTGCGTGGAATAAGTATAAACAAGAAAATTTCTCTTTTGAAATTTTAGAATTATGCTCAGAAGAGATGTTGGATGAAATTGAAAGTAAATATATTGATATTTATGATGCATGTAAAAATGGATATAATATAGAACCTGGCGGTAATATTAATAAACATTTATCAGACGAAACTAAACAAAAAATACGAGAAGCACATCTTGGTATGAAAGCGTCAGATGAAACGAGAAGAAAAATGTCAGAATCTAGAATAGGAGAAAAGAATCCTATGTATGGACAAACACATTCTGAATCTGCTCGTAAAAAAATCAGTGATACCGCTAAGGGTAGGCCAGGATATCCGAGAACGGATTATCAAAAAGAGTGTGCTAGATTGGCTAATTTAGGTAAAGAAGTTTCTGAGAAAACACGAAAGAAAATTAGCGAAGCCAACAAAGGCAATATTCCACATAATAAAAACTTACGACTAGTATATTGTGTTGAACTGAATAAAGTATTCGAAAACGCATCGTCCGCAGGCAAAGAATTAAATATCCGCAGTAGTAACATTATTAATTGTTGTGAGCACACTAGAAAGACGTGTGGTGGGTATCGTTGGATGTATGTGGATACTGATGAATATATTAAATTTATTCAGCAATTAACAATATAAAAATTAATAATCACTTCCAAATGAGCCACCATCCGGTAGCTCATTTTTTATTTATGAAAGGAGCGTGGATCCTATGGGTAGACGTAACCGTGAATGTTATCTCTGTGGTCGTGACTACCAATACTGCCCAACTTGTTCTAGCGACAAGATGAAGCCAGCATATATGTCCGAGTTCCACAGCAAAAATTGCAAAAATATCTTTGACATTTGCACTCGTTTTAACATGAAACTAATGCCCAAGTCTGAGGCCCAAGCTGCCCTAAACGCTTGTGACCTATCTAATAAAGAAAACTTTAAATCTTATATCCAACGTGACTTAGAAAATATTTTTAAGGCCGACGAAGAGCCAAAATTTAAACGTGGCAAACGTATCGAAGCAAAACCTGTCGATGAATTTGCTGATATTATACATGAAGTAGTTGAAAAAGAAAATGAATAAGGAACTATACTTCATGCAAAACGAAGTTTAGTTCCTTATTTTTTTATGCAAAAAAGGAGGAGAAGGAATTGATCAAATCACTGATCACAGGCCGAGAGTATGCAGAAAATAATTGTGTCTATGTAACAAACATGCTGCAAGCACAAAAATACCTCGCACACCTTGGTCCACAGTACCTTTTAGATATCCTCTACACAGGTACATATAGAAAAGATTCCTTAGTTTTTGTCTTTGAGCGTTGTTTAGAAACACGTAAGGCAAAAGAACTGTGGGATAAGCACGAATTAAATTAACAAGGTGGTGAAAAGATGCCACAAAATATTTTTAAAATCTATGATGGTCGAACTAATTTTTGGCAATGGGATACTCAACAAAAGTTAATTGTCCTAGATGACCGCATTACAGAAGTTCGTTTTTCCAATAGAAACATGGAACACTCAAAGCGTAGAATTGTTTATAAAGATAATGACGGCAATAGAATTTGCAACGTTCCAGACATACTATTACAGCTACCAAAAAATTTAGTGGCATATGCTTGTATAAAACAAGACGACGGATCTGTCAGTACAATTAAATCAGTACAATTCGCTGTTGCAAGGCAACCTATTCCATCTGATTATATTTGCGAACAAGACGCAGCAGTAGAAGCAATTCTTGATAGAATTGAGATTCTAGAGGACTTCATCAAAGATATTGAAACTGGCAATCAAGAGCTCAAGAAGTTTGATAATATGATCGATGCAGCAAAATGGGCGAAAGAAGAAGGAATTGCTGGTAATATTGTTGTCGTATATGTGGAAGATAGGTGGGTTCCTCATGTTGTAGAAAATGATTTAGCTTTATCTCCTATTTGTGATTGCAGTGGAGAAGCTATGAATATGGGTATTTATGTGCCTCGATTTGAACATGATAAATTGATTTTTGAATTAAAAGATACTCCTGGAGAAGAAGAAATTATTTATGATCTTGATAAGAGTAACGAGTGGGGCTCAATTGATGATGCTAGTGGAGAGAGAAGCGGCAACTATATTTGGGAGACTCTCGAATAAATTCACTCAGAGAGTGTTTTTATAAATTAATTTTATGGAAAGGAGATAACAAATGGCTAACGTTTTATTTAAAGTTGGTACAAGAGCTCAGTTTGATGCTATTGTTACCAAAAGCGAAACTACTTTATACTGGCTAAGTGATACACAAGAGCTATATAAAGGCGATGTTCTGTTTGGCAAGGGCGCATTGGCTTCTGAGGAAGCTGCTGGTCTATTATCTGCAGAAGACTATAAGAAATTAAAAGAACTAATTGCCACTGGCGGCGCTGTTGAACTAACCCCTGTTAATGGTTCTATTGTCATTAAAGACAAGAAGATTGGTGTTGGTTTGTCTGCCGTTGAAGGCAACATGCTATCTATTAAAGACGACGGCCTATTTGCTGCATCAGTTGATCTGACAGATGTGCAAAATAGACTAACCGCTGTCGAAGGTAGTATTGCTCAGCTGCAAGAGGATATTGTTGGCGGCATTCGCTACAAGGGTACTGTTGAAACCGTAGACGACCTACCCGATGATGCAAAACAGGGCGATTTATATGAGGTAACCGCTGACGGTTCTGAGTGGTGTTATAATGGCGAAAAGTGGTTTGAGTATGGTTCTGCCCACTTTACTCCTGTTGCTGGAGGCGGCATTCAGATTAATGGCAATGAGATTGCTGTAAATATTGCAGAAGAGTCTCATGGCCTAGTTGCCGTTGACGGCGCTTTATCCATCAATCTAGCAACTGCTGAAAGCGATGGCGCTATGTCTGCTGCTGATAAAGTTGCACTAGATGCTCTAATTGCTCTTCGTATTGCCGAGAATTATGCTACTAAAGAAGAAATGCAAACTATTTCTGAGAAAGTTACATCTGCAGAAGATTCTTTCACTTGGGGCGAGATGTAATTGATAATACAAAATTAATATTTTTAGGAGGAAAATAAATTATGGCTGAAAATATGATTAAATTTCTAAGAGGTAATGTTGCCTCTCTACCTCAGACTGCCACCGCTGGTGCTGTTTATTTCACTAAGGATGAAGGTCTATATCTAGGTCTAGCTGATGGTTCCTACCATCGTTATGGCGACTTCATTGAGGTTGCAAACGTTGATTCTCTACCTGCTGAGGGCGCACACGTCAAGGCTATGTACTACTGCACCGCTGAGAACATTCTAGCTAAGTGGAATGGCGCTAAATGGGTTCAGATTAATAAGCAGCAAACTCTAGCTGAGCTAGGCGGTGTTGCTAAGTCCGTTTATGATGCTAAGATGGCTGCTCTAGAAAAAGCCGACACCGACAACGCTACCGCTATCGCTGGCGTTGACACCAGACTAGCAGCTGCTGAAAAGAAGCTAGAGTCTGTTGCTACTACCGAGGGTCTAGGTGAACTAGCTGAGACTGTTGCTGGTCATACTGCTGCTATTGACACCATTAATGGTGACGTTAATACCGCAGGCTCTATGCTAAAGATTGCTAAGGATGCCGCTGACGCTAAGAATGCTGCTATTGAGGCAGCTCAGAATGCAGCTGACAAGGCACAGGGTGACGTTGATGCTCTAGCTGGTACTCACGCTACTGATAAGGCTGCACTAGAGGGCGCTATTGCTCTAAAGGCTAACGCTGCCGACGTTTACGACAAGGATGCTATCGATGGCAAGGTTGACACCATCAATGGTGCTATCGACCTAAAGGCTAACGCCGCTGACGTTTATACCAAGGATGACGTTGACGGTATGGTCGATGATCTAGAAGCTGCTGATCTAGCTATAAACAACCTAATTGGCGATGTTACTGAAGGCAAGACTGTTGTTGAGATGATTGCTGACGCACAGTCTGCAGCTTCTTATGACGACGAAGAGGTTCGTGGTCTAATTGACACTAACGCTCAGGCTATCGAGAAAGAGATTTCTGATCGTGAAGGCGCTGTTTCTGGTCTAAAGACTGAGCTAGAAGGTAAGATCAACACCAAGGTCGAGCAGGAAGCTTATGATACCAAGGTTGGTGCGCTAGAAGATGAGGACGAAAGACTAGCTGGTCTAATTGGTGACAATGCTGACGCTATCGATGGTGTTGAGGCTAAGGTCGATACTCTAGTTGGCACCGATACTGGTAAGTCTGTTCGTACCATTGCTAATGAGGAACTAGCTGCTCAGTTAATTCCTGCAAACGCTGCTGAAGCTCTAAATACTCTACAGGAGATCGCAGCTTGGATTCAGGCACATCCCGGTGATGCTGCTACTATGAATGCTGCTATCGAAGCTCTACAGGCTAAAGTTGATACTGGTGATCAGACTGTTTCTGCATACGTTACTGCCGCTATCAATGCTCTAAGCATTGGCGACTATGCTACTGTTGCTGCACTAGGTGAGGCTGTTGAGCGTATTGCTGATCTAGAAGAGGCTTCTGCTACTCATGCTCTAAAGACTGAGGTTGAGGCTGTTTCTGATGCCCTAGATGAATATAAGACTGCTCATAACGGTGATTACACAAATGCTCAGGTTGATGCTAAGGTCAAGGCTGTTCAGGATCAGGTTGACGTTCTAAATGACACCTATGCTACCGACAAGGAGCTAACTGATGCTATTGCTGCAGAGGTTGAACGTGCTAATGGCGCTTATGCTGCTAAGGCCGCTACTGAGGCTCACATTGACGATACTGATATTCACGTAACTACTGAGGACAAGGCTAAGTGGAACGGTGCCCAGGCTGCTGCCGAAGCTACTGCTGCTGCCGCTCTAGCTACTGCTCGTACTGAAATTACTGCAGAAATTGCTACCGCAAAGGGCGAGGCCATTTCTGATGCAGAAGGTAAGATTGCTACCGCTAAAGCAGAAGCTATTGCCGATGCTGAGGGTAAGATCGCTACTGCAAAGGGTGAAGCAATTGCTGATGCAGAAGGTAAGGTCAATGCTGCTAAGTCTGATCTACAGGGAAAAATCGACACTGTTTCTGGTGCTCTAAATACTTACAAGACTGAAAATGACGCTGTTGTTTCTCTAAAGGCTAATGCAGCTGATGTCTACAACAAGGCTGAAGTTGAAGCTATGCTAACTTGGGGCGAGTTTTAATTAAAATTAAATAATCTATATGGGCTGGCGAGGAAACTCGCTGGCCCTTTTAAAAAAATATATTTTAGCATACTTAAATTTGAAAACAATCGTTGGCTTTGGACGGTCAGAGACGCAGAGTTTACGTTTATATAAAGCCAACATTATAATCCTATTGACGAAAGAGGGTTAAAAATGTTATTTAAAATTTTACATGGAGATGCGTCACGTATCTCAACAAATATTACTCCATATCACGAGGGTTATTGTTATGTAACTCATAATGGTGACTTCTATGTGGATATGAATGATGAGCGTGTTAAGCTCAATGCCAAAGATGCGGAGACTATCATGGGTGCATCCTTGGCAACAATTCTAAGTAACACAGACTTAGAAATACCCACCTCAAATGCTGTTCTCTCAGCTATCGAAGCAGCTACTGAGGTTTATGTTGGTCCAGATATGCCAACAGATCCTAACATTAAAGTGTGGATTAATACTTCCGAAGAAGGCACTGGTGTAGTTCCTGTGTTGCCTAGAATTTCTACTATTAGTCTACCAAAAGCCAGTTGGAGTGGTGGCTCAAGTCCATATTACCAGACTGTTATGATTAATACTGTAACTCCTGCCACGAAGATTGAGCTTAATCCTACCGTTGCTCAGATTGTGAGTTTACAGAATGATGACATTGCACTTATGGCAGAAAATGATGATGGAGAAGTTAAGGTATATTCTTTTGGTGGAAAGCCATCTAATGATATGGCCATTCAGGTAACACTTACGGAGGTGAGCTACGTATGATTTCTGGAAACATGGTCGGTGCATATAGTTCTATAGGTAAAACTTTTATTATTGTTGACGAAAATGGCAATGAGTTAACAGGAGTTATTGTAGACAAGGAAGTTATTTTTACAGCAGAAGATAATGATGTTAGAGAAGGAAAAATTTATGCCTCTGACGACGGCGTGTCTGTTGGTACATTAAAAGTTTGATAATTATATTAAAATTAAACAAAAGATAAAAAAGGAGGTTACATAATGCCCGTAACCTATGTAAGAAATGAACAGGGAGAATTTGAAAAAATTAGCCACGGCGCAACAACTGACACCACTCTCTCTCAGTTAGGTGTGCCAGCAGATGCAGCAGCAGTCGGTGCCGCTCTAACAAATTATGCAACAGAGGCTTATGTTAGTGGTATAACGAATGGTCTTCAGGCTCAGTTAGATGGCAAAGCTGAATCTAGCCATGGCACACACGTGTCTTTCACAACAACTGCCCCAAAACTTGCTGGCACTGCCGCAGCTGGCTCTGCCACTACTGTTTCTAGAAGTGATCATGTGCATCCTGCACAGACAACCGTTTCTGGAAATGCAGGTTCTGCTACCAAATTGGCTACTGCAAGAACTATTCGCACTAACTTGGGCTCTACTAGCACTGCAAGTTTTGATGGTAGTGAAAATATAACTCCTGGTGTCACTGGAACTTTGCCTGTAGCCAATGGTGGTACTGGTCAGACCAAAGCATGGACTAATGGTACTGTTTCAAGTGTGAACAGCACAACCGTTACGTCAGCACAATTTGCCACATTCCCTTATTTGAATAAGGCATTTATTAGATTAAATATTCTTACTCCTAGAGCAATTGCCGCAGATGATGCGGAGTTTATTGCTCTACCATCTACAATTCCCACTGCACATACAGCATTAGCTTGTTACAATGAGATTGGTTATGACATTCATGCTGGAGTATCTTCAGTTGCGGGTAAGGGAGTCTATATTATGAACAGTGGCACTTCAAGCATGCCAAAAGGTACTCGCTTATATATAGCTGGATGGTATTCAATTTAAGGAGGACAAAACATGAAAATTTTAATTGATGAGAACAAATATTTGACTTGTTTTTGTATAGATGCAGAGTTGGAAAATGGCATTGAAGTTGCTGATCCAGATGATATAGAATCTTTTATTGATACATTCAGAGCCTATAAATATGAAAATGGAAACTTGCTTTTAGATGAACAAAAATTGCAGTCTGTAAATGATACACGCACTGCAGATGAACTAAGATTTAAAAGAGAAAAAGCTTGTTTTCCAATCATTAATCGTGGCGAATTGTGGTATAGCAGATTAACTGCAGATCAGAAAAAAGAGTTGGATACATGGTATCAAGCATGGCTTGATGTGACTGACACAAAGGTATTGCCTAATATGCCAATGTGGTTAAATTAATAATTAAATTACGATTACTGAGCCCACTATCCCTGGGCTCTTTTTAAAACTAAAAGGAGGGATTTAAAAATGGCAACAAAAAAAATTCAAATCTTGGGACCATTATCTAAATCTAGTTCAAAAATTGCATACGTTGACTTACTTGCATCAAACTGGATTGGTGATTCAAGTCCCTATTCTCAAGTCGTCGAAATTGACGGAGTTACAGAGAACAGTCAAGTTGACCTAACACCAAGTATCGAACAGCTAGTCGTCTTTTATGAAAAAGACCTTGGCTTTGTCACGGAGAATGAAGATGGTGTTGTCACTGTATATGCCATTGGTCAAAAGCCAGAAAATGACTATACAATTCAAGTCACTATTACGGAGGTGCAGGTATGAGCAGAAAAATTATTGGTGTAACCGTTGGCACCACACTGCCAAAGCCTAACTTTAAGCAGACTGACCCCACTAAGGGTGACTACATTAAAAACAAACCTGACTTTGATGGCTTGAAGTCTAAGGTTGAACAAATCGAAGTTAGAGTTGACACTATGCAAGAGAATGCATATGACGATACTGAGCTTAGAGGTATCGTGTCTGAGAACGTAGCAAAGGTTGACACTCTTAATGAACTAGTAGGTAATACTAAGGTTGAAACTCAGATTAATAACGCAGTTACTGCTTTAGAGTCTGAAATTGATAACAAGTTTGACACCATGCAATCAGATATTGACTCTAAGGTTGATGCAGTCGATGGTATGGGATTGTCTACAAACGACTACACTACCGCTGAAAAAGACAAATTAGCAACAGTAGAGCCAAATGCAAACTTCTATGAACACCCTGTTCATGATTCTCATAGTTCAGGTCTATACAAAGTCACAGTTGATGCTTCTGGTCACGTATCTGGTGCCACTCTTGCAGAAAAGGAAGACATTGTTGCTCTTGGAATTCCTGCACAAGATACTACATATGATGAAGAAATTTCAGATTTAAGCGATAGAATTGATGGTGTGGAAGATAGTATTAATACTACTAACGAAGCAATAGAAGGCGTTACTCAAGAGTTTGAAAATTATAAAACAACCAATAACGAGGCTGTTTCAACCAACGCTAGTGGTATTGAGGCCAACAAAACTGCTATTGAAGCAATTCAAGGTGACTATCTAACATCAACCGACAAAACACAGTTACAAGACGACATTTCAAAAGTATCTGAAAAGGCCACTACAAATGCATCTGCAATAGAAATCTTAAATGGTGAAGGCGATGGATCTGTTAAGCAATCTATCGATAATGCTTTTAATGAATTTGCTGCAAATGTGAGCGACGATAAAGTAGTTAATACATACAAGGAATTAATTGATTATGCGGCAACACATGGCCCAGAGTTTACTGAGCTCGTAGGCAAGGTTGACACTATCAACACTCATGTTGGCGAAATCGAAGTTGATCTCTCTGATTATAAAACCTCTGTATCCGATCAATTTGCCGAAGTTGATACAACAATTAACGACCATATTACTGATACAGATAATCCTCATAGTGTTACTAAAGAACAAATTGGTCTTTCTAATGTTGATGATACTTCTGACTTAGATAAGCCAATTAGCAATGCTATGCAGGAAGCTTTGGATGAAAAAGCAGATTTAGAACATGCGCATAGTGATTTATATTACGACAAGGATGAGATTGAGGAGCTTGTTACAGTTGACGATATTGATGACATATGTGGATCCAATATAATTATTGACGGTGGTAATTCAAGCGTAGTAAGTTATGCCACCAAGCAGTGGGTGCAGGATGGATATCAGCCTAAAGGAAATTATTTAACATCAGTACCAGATGGTTATGCTACTGAATCATATGTAGATACTAAGGTTGCAACAATCCCAACACCTGACGTTTCTGGTCAGATTAATACTCACAATTTAGCCACTGATGCTCATAATGACATTAGATTACTTGTTGATGGTTTGACAACTCGTTTAAATACATTGGCGGACTGTGATGATGCTACTCTTGACCAAATGAGTGAAGTTGTTGAGTACATTAAAAGTAACCAGTCATTAATTGAAGGTATCACAACTAAGAAAGTTAATGTTGCTGATATTGTTGACAACTTAACTACAAATGCATCTAATAAGCCCTTGAGTGCATCTCAGGGCGTAGTATTAAAGGGTTTAATTGATGAATTAACAAGTAACTTGTCTAATTATCAACCAAAAGGCGACTATTTGACTGCGGTTCCAACTGGTTATGCTACAGAGGAATTTGTAACTGCTAAAATTGCAGAAGCTGAACTAAGTAGTGGAAGTGGCAGTTCTATATCTGTCGATACTACTTTAACACAAGCCGGTGCTGCTGCTGATGCAAAGGCTGTTGGTGATGCTATTAATAATCTTTCTGGTTTAAATGATGACATTACAGAGAAGGTTGAGAGAGCAGAAACAGCGGCAGAAGAAGCAGAAGCTGCAAAAAGAGATGCTTTAACTTATAAAAACGATGCTTTAGCTTCTAGATCACAAGCGCTTAGTTCTGCTAGTAATGCGGCTACTTCAAAAACACAAGCGGCATTATCTGCGACTAATGCGTCTAAGTCAGCTACTAAAGCAGAAGAAGCGGCAACCAGAGCAGAGGAAGCTGCAATCAGAGCAGAGGAAGCGGTTGCGAATGTTGAAAACGTCGATTTAACTGGTTACGCCACTGAAAGCTGGGTGGGTGAAAACTACCAACCAAAAGGTAATTATCTAACAGAAGTTCCAGAGGGTTATGCCAAGACAGAGGATATTCCTACTAAGCCTGAGGATATTGGTGCATTACCTGCGGACACCGTAATTCCTACGGTTCCTACTAATGTATCTGCTTTTGCTAACGACGCAGGTTATCTTACCGAACACCAAAGTCTTGATGATTTTGCAACTGAACTTTATGTAGATTACAAGATTGCAACAATTCCTACTTCCTTAAATTTATATTTTTATGAAAGTCTTTCCACTGCTATTAGTGATATTAATAATAGTGTGATTGCAAATGCTATTGCCGACAACAGCGTAGCCAAAGTAAAGGTATTCCATGCAGACAATGGTAGAACTACTGTCATGTTGCTAGACGATATTTCTGAAAGTGTACAAATTGATATCAACAAGGACATTGATTTGGTTCTTAATGGTAAGATACTAACATTTACAACTTCAGGTGCCTATTTGAACTTTGCTTTAGATACAGATTGTACTATTAATGGCGAAGTTAATGGCAGCTTGATTACAAAGAATGTTTCTGGAGGTATTGCGCCATTTTATCTAATTAACTCTAATGGTATTTTGAAAATGAAGAGTGGCAATTACCACATTGAAACTGATAGTTTGGTCAGCATGATTGGAGTTAGAGTTCCTCCGACTTGTAGCAAAATTGTCATCGAAGATTGTACTATTACCGCTAGAAATACAAATACCGTTACCGGAACTAGATTTTCGATAAGAGCTATTCAGAATCAAGGTTCTAACACAATTGTTAACAATTCCATAATTAAAAGTATAACAACAGCAACTGGTTTGGCCACATCTGTTACTAGTGCGGGTGTGATGTACATAAATAATTCTAAAATGTTTGCGGATGCGCCAGATTACGATTATGAAACGAGAAGTTCGTCTGCGATTGCTGTTGAATTATGGAGTACATCTGCAACATATTGTAACAATGCAGTTGTTTACGGTACGCATTCTGGACTTTCAAATATAGGAAAACTATATATTAATGGCGGTACTTACGCTGGTTTCTGCCATGGTGGAATTTATTTCGCTCACGGTTCTGTCGGTGAAGCGTTTGTTAACGATGCAACAATTCGTTGTGGTTATTATGAGGGAGAATTTGATTATAGCGAAAAAACGGCGGATATATTAGGGTCATTTTATATTGGCGGTGGCACTTCGGAGAACAACTCAAATGTAACGGCATATTTAGATAATTGTATCATTGACAGTGAGACTGGCAGTGCATTTGTTTTACGTGGAACGAGTGGAGAAACAAACAATACAATTAACATTAGCAATCCTACTATTCTTAATAATAGAGTGATTCGTATCGACCCAAATTTAGGTCACAAATTAAATATTGGCGTTGGTGGAGAATCTATTTTTAGCTTAGTTAACAATTCTGAATACGCCGAAGTTACAAATGAATTGTACCGTAGAAACCATGAAGAAAAGGTTTTAGATGGCAATGATTTTAATGCGTTGCTAAATGTTGATTTCATTAAAAATAAACCTGAAATCGCTACTGACGAAGAAATCATTGAGATGCTAACACAACTTGATATGTTGCCTACTGTTGCTGATTCTGACGGTGCAATTCTTGCCGATGAAAACGGCGACATTTTATTATGGTAAAGGAGGAACTTTACAATGGCTAATTTAAAAAATATTACTGAAGTCCCTATGGTTGAATCCGCTGAGGGATTGAATTTAATTGTTAATGATAATGGTGCTGCTAAGCAGATTGCTGCTAGTGCTGTTGGCGCTCAGGCTGACTGGGCTGAAACTGATGCGTCAAATCCTGCTTTTATTAAGAATAAGCCTGTTGAAGAGTGGGATTTAGATCTGACTTGTGACATCACTTGGAACACCGAGGCTTCAGCACAAAATGACCCCGTGTTTACTGTTGCAGAAGGATATTCATATGAAACTTTTATCGCTAAGGTTGACTCTAGTAACATTCCAAAGGTTAAATTTAGAATGAATCTAGCAATATCTGCCAATGAAGTAGTGTTTATAATGAATAGATATTGTAATATTATGCGCCAAGATGGTGCGATGTCAACGTATGGTATTTTTGCATTTATGGGAGGCAACGCAATGTTAGTCATTTTAAACCCAGATGGCACATTTACTATGATACAAGAGTAATTAGTTGGAGGTGAGTAAACTATGTCACTTATCTCAAAAGAAAATTTGAACATAGTATTACAAAGCATTAAAAAACTTCTATCTCTAAAAGCAGACAAGTCCGAACTCGCTACTAAAATTGATAGAAGTGAAATTGAAGAAATTGACGCCATTGAAATCGTAACAGAACTAGAACTAGTCTCCCCTGTTGCCGCAGAAGATGGCTCTATTTACACCGATGAAAACGGTGTTTTATACTCCCTATAATTTCGATAAAGGAGGAAAATTTTTATGGAATTTAAAAGATTAAGTGATGTTGAGGTTGTTGCAGAACCTACTGAATCTGCAAATGTTTTAATTGAAGAAAATGGTGTTATTAAGAAGGCTCCTAAGACTGCTGTTGGTGGTAATGGTGAGTGGGATGCTGTGATTAACTATGACGAAGGCACATTAGGTAGTGATGCGGATGTTGCGCTTTTTGTTTTCGAGAGTGGCAACTATGATACTATTAAAGCAAAATGGGATAATGGCGAACTTCCTAGAGTTCTAATAAAATATACTGACGAGTATGGTTATATATATAGTCATAGAGAGCCTTCTATCGGTATCACATATGTTAAAGATGATTCTTCTTTCAATTTAAGTTTTATTGTAAGCCAATATTCTAATCTCCCTAGAACTGCCATTCAATTAAATTTAGCCTCAAATAATACATTTAATAGCATCTTGTCTAGAGAGATGTAATGAAATTATATACTTTATGTGGTCTTCCTGCTTCTGGTAAAACAACCCTTTCCACTCAACTCGCAAAAGAGCACAACGCAAAGCTCTACCATTATGACGAGTTCAAGAAAGGCTCAAAGCCGCAATACACAAAGGAGACCCATCAGCGCTTATATAAACAAATAGCTCAAGACCTTTTACAAGGTTACGATGTAGTCTTAGATGACTTACATCTCGCTCTTGAATGGCGGCAAGACCTACTTACTGCCCTTCAAGACATATCTTGCAAAAAAATATTAATCGTTATGACAACACCTCTTGAAGAGTGTGTTTGTCGTAACTCTCAAAGACAAGGGCAAGCTCGATTGCCCGATTTTGTAATTTATCATTTAAATCAAAGATATCAACCGCCTTCGCTAGACGAAGGCTGGGATGATATCCAATACATTTAAGAAGGAGTGATAATGTGCAAAATTTTATGAAAACTATTATTTCCGCAGTTCAGACATGGACTAAAGGAAAGATTAAAGATAGTACTGCTGACTGGAATCAGAATGATTCTAGTGCGGATAATTATGTGAAGAATCGAACTCACTGGGATTCAAGAAAAACAGAGAAAATTAATATTACCTTTGATGGCACTTTAGATGGAAAAGAATATTTAGACCCTGATGGTAATGGCAGTTTCTATTTGGTTAAGGTATCAGATTTAACCCCATCAATTGAAGAAGTTACTGGTGGGGCATTTTCTGCTGTCGAAAACGGCGAAGTTGTTGAAACTTTGGAAATTACCGATGGTTTAATTCTTATAGAATCTGATACGTTATACAGTATTAGTAACGGCGGTATTAGTATTGCCTTGGAAGATACGGGTATGGGTAACGGTTTAGTATTCACCAAAGGAACTTGGTTTTTTATGGAAATTACCCCCGAAGAATACTTTTATTA